CCGCAAGCGTTCAAAATATCTCGGCGCAAACCGGAGACGCTTATGCGATTGTCAATAATGCGACTTATGGGAATGCCGCAATCAAGACAAATACGGACACTATCAAAGCGAAAACGGACAATCTGCCCTCCTCTCCAGCGGCGGTCGGAAGTGCGATGACGCTGGCGGCGAACGCGGTTGACGCTTCGCAGTTTACACAAGCGGCGGCGGACAAGGTTTGGACTTCGACATTGAACGGTCGAACCTTGACAAGCGGAGGAAGCGGGACGATGGACGCGAACCTTATCTCTATCGACGGTAAAGCGACAAACGGGTACAACGCGACTCTGAAACTAAAACAGCTTGACATTGAAAACAGCAACGGCTCTGCGATAGTGGCGCATGCTACTTCTGGTGACGGGTACGGCATTGAGGTTAATGGGTCAGGTGTATGCGCTGGCATATATGCTAAAGGAGGAGCGAACGGCGCTGGAATTTATGCTTCTGGCGGTAATGCCTCCGGTCACGGAATCTGGGCGGAAGGCGTAGTAAACGGTGACGGAATTTATGCTGTCGGCGGAAATACTTCCGGTCACGGAATTCGAGCAGATGGAAAAGGCACCGGCTCCGGTATGTATTTACTAAAGGGAGCGAGCGGACATGACTTGACTTTCGCAACACCGGATTGCACAATGTTAAACGAACTGGTTGAAGATGACGGTCAAATATTAATTGATCTTGCATGTATTACCGACCAACTATCCGATATTTACGCTAAATGCCCCGATAATTACATAATGGGCTCCGGCGTAACGACAAATAAGGACGACGAAATCGACGCGATCAAAGCGAAAACGGATCAGCTTGCCTTTACAGGCGGCTATGTGCAAGGTCAAGTTAAGGGCATGGATACGGATGTTATAAGCGCGGCGGCAGTGAGCGCGGCGGCAGTCACGAAGATTCAAACCGGGCTTGCTTTAAGCGGAGACATGACGACTATCAACGGTAAACTTGATACGATATACACAACCGAAGGCATGATCTTGAACGACGTTGCCGCTGTCAGTATCAATGTGACCGATATTGTTTCCGTGCTTCCGTCAACGGGTCGTATCTCTAATCTTGCATTGACGGATGAAATTGACGGCGGTATTACTTTCGGAAATGTTTTGACCAGCGTTCTTTCAATGACAAGCGGAAGATTCAAAAAAGACTATCCGACAAGCGGCCAAGTTACTTTTTACAAGCGCGATAACTCAACAACCGCATTTGTGATGTCCGTCACTGATACGGAGCGCACAAGGATATAGCACATGACAACAAATCCGAATGTCAAGGACGTAACGCTTTACGGTGACAATATAGAACCGCCGCGAAGAAGCGTTTTATCATCCGCGCTTGTGTCAACCTTCGGGTGGCTTGACTGGTCACCCGGCCCCGGCGGATATATTACCGATTATGTCGTTCGAACGCTTGCGCTTCTCATTGAGCAATTTCGCGTTGACAGGCCGAACATTAATAAGCTGATTACTTGCGTTACTAATTTTTGTCAAGAGATAGAGGATGTTTTATACGATCTAATACGCTTTCGTTGTATCGGCCTTGCAACAGGAGAACAGCTTGACAAGATAGGTGAAATGGTCGGCATATCGCGCACAAACTCGAACGACGATAGTTACCGAAGCGATATTTACTTTCAGATATATTTGAATCGGTCAAGCGGAGAACCGGAGACATTGCTTTCCTCTCTCCAGCGAATCACCGGCGGAAAAATTGACTATTGCGAACCGGGTATTGCGTGCATTCTCTTGACAATCAATCAAGCGATTTATCCTATCCCGTCAAATATCTATACAAAAACGAAAGCGTTGACCGCTGGAGGAGTTGCGCTTCACGTTCAATACAACAACGCGACTGATCAGTTTGTTTTCGGCGGAGACGTAGATTCGAGCGGGATGCCGCTTAACGATCCGTATTTTTCCGGACTGGGTTTTTCGGAAATAGTTTCCGGACTCGATAATCCGGAAGGCGGCGGTTCATTCACGGAATTAATTGCTTAACAAAGGAGATTTACAATGACAAAGCCGACAGAAGGTTATCCTGATTTCGCAATGAGCGATGTATCGAACCCGAATCCGAACGTCGTGGAACCGGACATCAGCAGAAAGCTATATGGCTGGAACTACAATGAAAAACCGCCGCGTCAGTATTTCAACTGGCTGGCGCGTGTCACAAGTAAATGGATAAAATATTTTGATGATGAGGTTAGTATTGCGAACGACACAACGGTTCCCGATCTGTTCTGGTATTCAGCAACAAACTCTCCGGCAACATGGTCAATGCGCTACTTCACAAGAGGAAATGGAAAAATTGTTACGATGCGATTACCCGAAGTAACAATATCCGCAAATCCCGACGATGACTATCTTCAACTCGGTTCCATTTATCAATTACCGACAGAAATACGTCCGGGGCATGGTTCTCCCATCGGTCAAGTTCTTGCAGTTGTTGATTCCAAACTTGTCAACTGCTATGCAAGTGTAAAAAATAATGTACTTGTATTACAAAGGCAAGACGGCGTGTCTCCAGGATTCGGTACAAACAAAGTCAGCAAAGTATATGGAGCGGTATTGACATACGAGATAATGTAAATATCTATGAGCAAACAACTGATAATAGAATCTCTTTCAACGCCCGATCAACCTGGGTATCTTGACAAGTTGCTCATACTTGACAATGATAATCCTGGCTTCCATTGTCAATGTTCGGCGTGCCCGAATCCATATCAACCGCAAACTAAACAAAAATGGCAGGACGTTTACGGATGGATAGCTTGCAATACAAAAGATACGGCGTATACCTGGGAATGTAAGATAACGCCGAAACACGGTAAATGCCTTGTGCTTAACGATGGAGGACACGTACCGACGCGCTTCCTTGACAAAAGAAATAACGCTATGTATGCGAAAGATGTCTTGATACACCGTGGCGATAGTGATATATGGCGCGGTTCTATGGCGTGTATCACTTTACCGCCGATAATATGGCTTACGTTTATCCAGAGATTTACACTTAACGAAAAAGGATTGCTTTTCATAAGCGATTATTCCGGGAATGTAATTCCGCCAGCAATCGTTTAATATTCGATATACAACACTTAACAAGGAGTAATTATGGCAAGTGCAAGAGCAGAAGATGTCAAGAGAGTAATTCCTTCCAGCGGTTCTCCGTACATTGACGCAAAGGCGGTTATAAAGCACGTACTACCGCCGGTTGACGATCACGATGTCGCGACAAAATTGTTCGTCAATAACGCTGGAGCGAACGCCGTACAGAACGTCAACGGTATTGTTGACGTTGACGGATCAAAAATAACGAACGTCGGCATGCCGTTTTTGACCGATAATAGTTCCGCGATCAACGGCGGATATCTGGCGGACAAGTTCGCGACCGAACTTGACAACAACGACGCGCTCCGTGTTGTCAGCGGAGAAGTTGATGCGCAGAGCGCAAGGATCAAAAACCTTGCAGATGCTTTCTTGACAAATCAGAGCGACGCGGTAAACGTGTTGACCGCGGCAAGTATGATCTCCTCCGCGACTTCCGAAATGGTGACAAATAACGGTTCCGCGATTGATGCAGAATCTTCACGAATGATAAATCTCGCGGATGCGCTTATGACAAGCCAGAAGGATGCCGTGAACGTCAAGACAATGACCGAACAATTCCCGTCACTGCTTGACAGTAACGATGTGTTGCGTATCGTCTCCAGCGAAGTGGACGCAAGTTCTGCGCGGATAAAAAATCTTGCGGACGCCACCTTGTCAAATCAGAAAGACGCGGTAAACGTCGGCACCGTCAAGCAGATTTTTGCCGACAGCGCGCTTGAGGTCGATCTTGTCACGCTTTCAGAGTTGACGGATTCGGAACTTGCGATTTCATCCGTCAACGCTCGTATCGTTGCGCTGGGAACGTATATCAATCGCCTTGAGCGTGCAATTGCGGCGCAAGACATTATCGACTTGCCCGCGTAATAAACGACAACCAGGATATTTCTATACACTTTAACAAAGGAGTATTTATGTTTCTTGCTCGGTTTCTTGTTCTCGTTCTTGTTCTCGTTCTTGTTCTCGTTGTATGTGCTTTCGCCGCGCTTGACAGCGCCGCGGTTGTAAACGGAGTAAGTACCGCCGGTCAAATCGCGCAAGCAATCGCGCAAGCGCAAGGCAGTACATCGGCGTCAAATCTGATTTCCGTGATTGTCACGGTGGCATGTTCCGTTCTGTCATTTATTTTCGGGCATTCTCACGGAAAGTCCTCAAAATAAATATTTATTAAAAGTAAACAACAAGAACAACTGATTAAAAAGGACGTTTTTATATTAAAACGTCCTTTTTTGTTAAGTGTAATAAATTGTTATAAATAAGCATTACTCTATAAGGGTTATAGCCATCTTTTATGTTCTTTTCTTATATCCTTCTTTCTTTTTTTCTTTTTTAGGTCTACATAGTATTATAGAATAATGCAATATTATAGCAGTATTATAGCAATCATAGAACATTTATGTATCAACATGCTATTTTTGATACATCCTTGTATCGCTATAAGTCATTGATATTTAATGAGTTATATACACTCAAGGTAAATATTACATTTATGTATTATTCTTCCTTGAACAAGAAGCAATATACTGCGAAATCTACTTAAAAACGCGCTTCCTTGCGGGCACGCTGTTTGCTTTATATATTAAATGAAAGAAAACAATAATCGAAATAGAAAGAAAGCAGGCATTATGGAAACGCTTTCACGACAAGAAGTTCTGAACAAGCTGAATAAACTTCGCGCCTTTATAGAGCGTGATTGTGGAAATGAATCTATAAACGCGCAAGCAATCGCCGACCGCTTAATCCAGAAATATAATATCTCTCCAGCGGAATTCAGTTACGTCCATTTTTCTGTTAAGCAAAAGATGGATGCCGAAAATGCCGAAATAGAAAAACGCTGGAGAGAACAGCGCGCGCAACAGGCGCAACGAGATCGCGCGATAAAGCGCGATTATGATATTACGGTTTCGCATGTAGATTCCAAAAAAATCACAATCGCGCTCTTGGAAAAAATGGCTTTGCGGTATACCATAAAAGGATGGAAAATAAAAGTATATTGCACGATTGAGCAATATTCCGAATTATCGCGCCGTCTCGAAGTATTGAAATCATACTGGAAGCAAGCGATACAGAAAATAAACGAGGAGATGATCAACCGTATTTCTGAAATATAAGGAGACAATATGTATATCGTCAAAAAATATTCAATGTCTTATGTCAGAGAACCGGATCACGTTGTGACACGCGCAAAGAGAGTGATAGCGCACCGTAAGGATGTAGTAGACTTCTGCAAGCAGTATCTTGACGATGTGCCGATTGAAAAGTTTGTTACGATCGCGCTTGATAACAGGAATAGAGTGATAGGATTTACAGAAGCGGAAGGAGCGGAAGCGGAATGTCCCGTACATCCTTCTAATGTTTTCCGCTTTCTCTTGTCAACCGGCGCACGTTCTTTTATCGTTACGCACAACCACCCCGCAGGCGGTGAGATAGCGAGCGAAGCGGACTGGACGATCACGAAAAGATTGAAAGCCATAGGCGAATTATTAAATATTCCGCTCAATGATCATCTTATTATTGGTGATAGCGTTGTATCCTTGCGCGAATCTTCGCGATGGGAGATTCCATCTATTGTAAATAAATTGTAAAAAATATTTCTTCGTAACACATTGAAAATTAAAGAAAAGCAGAGACGAGAAAAAAAAATTAAAAAAATATCTTGACAACGATTTAATTTTTATAGTAAATTTATAAACGAACAGAAAGCGAGGCGTAAAATGATAATCAACAGAGAAACAGATTTAGCAATCGTCAAGAAGCAAATCGGCAAGCGTGCAACATTCAGAACGCTATCCGGCGAGATTCGCGGGATCTTCATAGGTTTTTGGAATCCTGAATTTACAGGCAATAATTCGCAAACCACACCGTGCAAGTATTCTAAAGTTTCAACCTTTAATCTTCTTCTGGAGAGAGGCGGAAGAATCGCAGTAGATAGCTTTTTGGTTGTAAAGTAGAGAGATAACTACAAACAATTAAAATGAAAGGAACGCATTATGAGCGAACAAAAGAATCTTTTTAATTATCAGAAGCTGGCGCTTGACAACGGGCTTGCGTGGAACGTAGAAAAAAGACCGCTATTCGACGATCGCGGAAATACTCTTCCAGTGTTCGGCACATTTCGAAGCGATAATAACCGCTATCTTGGCACCGTTACCGAACAATACAACGAAGTACAAAATATTGAACTCCTGAAAATGCCCGAACTCTTGCAGGCGTCCGGCGTGAAGGTTGAATTTAAGCGCGCTGGAGAGATGAACGGCGGAGAGCGTGTTTTCGCGGAGTATAATCTTCCTTTTTCGGTTGACGTTCGCAAAGTTGGTGACATAGTGCAAGCGTCAATCGTCTCCAGTACACGGCATGACGGGAAAGGCGCGGTTATTAATCATGTCAATCTAAATCGCCTTATATGTACGAACGGCATGACCATGAAAACCGGGTACGCTTTGCAGTACGCAAGGCATAATACCGGCGTCGAACATAAGATCGACGAAATGAAAAATACGCTCGTGAAAGCGGCAGATGATGTCAAATCGTTCGGCGAACTGGCCAACAGTCTCGCAAGTATCAATCTGTCAACCGAGGATATACGTGCAATCGTTGAAAAAATGTTTCATGTAAACGATACTAATAATATTTATATCAATCCTCATGCGCAAAACAGAGCGCGTGAAATTTTGGCAATCTTCGAAGCGAACGACAACGATCAGTTCAAAAAGCAGAGGGGAACGGCATGGAACCTTCTCAATGCGGTAACTAAATACGCGGATCATCGTATCAATTATCGTTCGTCAAATAACGAAACAGCGGAACAAGCGCGGGCGCGTGGTTCTCTTTTCGGCGCTGGTCATGCGCTCAAGTGGCACGCTTTGACTGTTATTGCAGGCGTTGCCGGTAAAAATCACGGGCTTGTAATCCCGGAGCAATTCAAAAGCGAATTGACCGAAGAGAAAGCGGCGGTATAATGAAGACGCTTTCTCCAGAGACGAAGCGAGCGCGACAAGATCACGATATTTTTCTTATCATGCTTCACGCCGCGATAACATGGCCGACAAAATGGGACGCAAGCGCGATACTCGGCGAATACTTCGCGCTTGCCTTTCCAGATCAAGAAATCAGAGAGGAGGATTTTAATGAGGAGTTAGTTGATCGAATTCGAAGGCAGTTGTTGATAAACGCGGGATTCCATAATCCTATTTTGGAAAATACCCGACGAACGGATCAAATAAAATCGGCAATCGTTTTTTAACCTTAACTTTTAACCTTAAATGAAAGGGGTTCACTTATGGCAGTAAAGATCAACAAGCAGAAGACGGCGGACGCCGCGAAAGAGAAAAAAAGCGCGGCGAAGGAATCGGCACCAGTCAACGAAAGCGCGAACGCGAAACCGGCGGCGAACGGTACGAAGTTCGAAAAAGGAAAAAAGGTTGACAGTACGCCGAAAGAGAACAAAAAAGAAAAGCGTTCCTTGCGCTTTACAGAGCGTATAGAGTTCGCGGCGAATCTCTGTTTCAAGCAGAACCTGCTTGACGAGGATATCAAAAAGATGGTTGCCGAAAAGTTCCCGAACTATCCTGTCGTATTCGATCAGAAGGAAATCGGACGGACGCGCTGGATGTTGAAACACGATATGTTAAAAAACGTACACGCTGACGGAAGACAATTCGACCGGGTTTTCTTGATAGACGGGAAAATTGTTGCTCGTGCCGATAAACCGAAAACCGCGCACGCGATACGCAAGGCGAAATATAACGCGGAATCTGATCCGCTTAATATAATCGCAGGCGTAAATGTCCATGACGAAAAAAAGCCCGTCAAGAAGGAGAAAGCAAAAAACGAAAAAACGAACGAAGCGGCAACAGCGTAGACACGATACCCGTGACGTTCTGCGGACGCGCTTGGCATAAGCCGGGCGCGTCTTAATACCCGAATACGTCTTAATAGAAAGATGCTGTATGGATAGCCATAGGCGCGTTCTGCGCAAGTATCAGCGAAGCGTTTTGTATGAGACGTTGACCCGTCCGTATAATGCTTTATTTCTTGATATGCGATTAGGAAAAACACTTATCGCGATACGCTCAATAGTTGCGCGTCTTCCGAAAGTTGAAAGCGTATTGATAATCGCGCCGTATTCCGCTTTCCCGGCATGGCATGACGAGCTGATCCGCGAGCGATTCACTGAAAAGGAAATAATTTTCTTGACAGGCGAAGGTAAAAAACGCAAGGCATTATTTACAAGTGCAATAAACGACAATAAGATAAAATGGTTTATCCTCAATGTCGAGGGATGGCGCGCCTTGCCTGAAATCGCCGATGTCAACTGGCAGGCGATGGTATTCGATGAATCCTATGCGTTACAATCTCCGCCGCATATTTCTAAAAAAACGAAAACAGCTTGCACGTCAAAATTTTTCACGCTTAACTTCCGCAACGTGCCGTATAAATACATTTTGACAGGAACACCCGCTCCAGAGAGCGAACTCAATTACTTCATGCAATTACTTTTCCTTGATAAAAGTATTTTGCTGGAAGATAATTATTGGAAGTTTCGCATGCGACATTTTATACAATACGCGCCGCATGAATACGCCATAAGCGAACGCGGAAAAAAGTTCCTTACTTCTCGGCTGTCAACGTGCGCCATTTTCCTTTCACGTAAAGATGTGTCGCTGGGAGGAGAGAAGATATACGAGACGCGCAGTATTGCACTTGACAAGGAGACTCGCAAGATATACGACGATATTTGGGATCGCTTCGTCGTCAAAATCGGCGAAGAAATCCGCGATGTGACTGATATAGGCGGCGTGCGCTTCTCATGGGCGCGGCGTTTGCTGGGCGGATATGTGACCAGATTGACTCAAGAAAAAGAAGGTTTGCTTACTCCAGAGATTTACGAAAGCTATGAGTATATATTCGATGGTAAATTGATTGAGTTAAATAACTTGCTGAATGGAGAATTGAAAAATCAGCAAGTAGTAATCTGGGCGGACTTCACGAAGGAGATTGATTTACTTAATCAATACATGAGCAAGTCAAAAAGAAAATCCTATCATATTGACGGTCGCGTGGGGCCGTGGCAACGCGATGAAGTTGAAAAAGAGTTTCGCGCCGGTAACATTCAGTATTTAATTTGTCAACCGCAAGCGTCTCAATATTCAAGAGACTTCTCCAGCGCGGACGTTGAAATATTTTATTCGTCTCCACTTGCGTTAAAAACGCGCTTGCAGGCGGAAGATCGTTTAATATCAAGTAAAACGAATTCCGTGCTTGTCATTGATCTTGTATGTAAAGATACGATAGAGGAGGATATTATTGAAAGTTTACGGAAGAAAGAAAGCAAGCAGGAAATGATACGTCGAATCGTTAAACATTTAACAAGGAGTGTCTATGGAAAAAATGACGTTCAATAATCTAATCGCTTTACTGATACAAAGCGTGGCGGAATGTTTGGGCGGGGAATATGATCTAACAAGTGATGATGTTCCACGGATTATATTCACTTGCAGTCATCCCGACTTCGTAACGCTTGGTATGAAAATCTCCGTTGTTTATCTTGTGTCAAGTCAACAATGGAAAGCGTTTTATCCGTTCCCGGCAGAAAAGCAAGAAAAAGAATATTTCCGCGACATAGCGGATTTGATCGCATGGCTTGATGAAATGGGGGTTGACGCATGACTATGCAAATGTTAAAGATTCATATTTCAGCGATGTCTTTCGAGAAGGCGGTGGAATGTCTTTTCAAATTAGGATCGCTAAAGAAGATTACAAATTATCCTTTTCCGCCGAAGTCGTCAACGGCTATTCATTCGACGATTGGCGATTTTACATTTGACTATGTTCCGAATGAAAAAATAAATTCTTTAATGACAAGGTTGTGGAGGAGATAGTATGTTGTTAAAAAACGTCTTGACAATAGATCCAGGCTTGACAACCGCGTGGGCATATTGGAACGGAACCGCGTTTCCGGCGGTAGGAGAATTTCATTGCCCGCGTTCGCTGTCAACGGTGGTGCAACGAATTCCTTTCATGCTTGACAAATTTGAAAGCGTTTTACAAGCGACAGGAGCGGACAGAGTAATTATGGAAATGGTAGAACTTTGGGAAGGTTCTGATAAGTCAAGAATGTCCGCCGTTCGCGGAGATACATTCAACCTTGCATTATTGATCGGCGCGTATTTTGGGATGGCGTGCTATACATACGATATGAGCGTTGAACTGCCTTCCGCCAGAGCGTGGAAAGGCCAATTGACGAAAGAAGCGACAGCGTATCGCGTGAATTGTATAAACGGCGAGTTCTATACAAGCGAACATATTACTGATGCCGTGGCGCTGGGTTTCTCCAGAGATTACGATATATGGCATTTGAAAAAGGAAAAGTTTACAAAGGAGGAAAGATGATTTGTGAAAAATGCGGAAAAGATTTGACGAATGCCGTGAAGATTTTAGGTCGTGATATTGTAATCACAATACACGAACGAGCGCATGAATATTTGGATTTAGTTGACAGCTTGAGAAGCGTGCAAAGCCTTATATGTCATTCTTTGACTATCGAGAATGGTAGAGAAAGACTTGCGACGATTATTGAAAGTATGGAAAAATGATCCCTAAATGGCTATTAATAAAATGTAATTCCTGCCGACGATGCAATCTATACGCGACACGCCGACTTATTGTTATAGGTAAAGGCGAGATAATCCCGGCGGATATTCTTTTCATTGGAGAAGCGCCGGGTAAATCGGAAGATATGCTGGGCGAACCTTTCGTCGGTCAATCTGGAAAACTTCTCAATGCGCTTCTTGACGAAGCGCGGAAACTTGCTCTTGTAAATAATCATGTTGATATTGAATGCGTTTCCTATTATGTCACGAATACGGTTTTATGCCGCCCGACAGATAGCAAAGGCGGTGACAATAGAGAGCCGTCTCCAGCGGAGGTCGCCGCTTGCGCGGGAAACATTATGAATATTTACAAATACGTAAATCCAAAAATCGTTGTTTTCGTTGGTAAAGTCGCTCAAAAATATTATCATAAGGAATTTACAAACAACGCGACAATACTGCATCCGTCTTTTATTCTACGTCAAGGCGGGAAAAACAGCCCGTTCTTTCTGCAAACCGCAAGAAAGCTGTCGGAAATTCTCATACATATAACAAAGGAGAAACGATGATTCAAATTAAACAGCGTTATACTTGCAAGGTTCTAAAAGAGATTAACGCAGAAACATTGTGCGAAGCGAACTTGCGCGGGGCGGACTTGCACGGGGCGGACTTGTCCGGGGCGGACTTGCGCGGGGCGGACTTGTCCGGGGCGGACTTGTCCGGGGCGGACTTGTCCGGGGCGGACTTGTACGAAGCGGACTTGTGCGAAGCGGACTTGCGCGGGGCGGACTTGTCCGGGGCGGACTTGTTCGAAGCGAAGATTCGCATGACACAAAAAGAAGAGATTATAAAATGTCTCAGTATACAAATTATCGAATAACAAAGGAGAAACGATGAAAAAGAAGCACAAGAATACGCCGCTATCGCTGGGAGTGCCGAAAGATTTTACGCTGGAGAAACAAGGCATAACGCAATCGCTTATTGCTTCGTTTCTGCAATGTCGGCAGAAGTTTATTTACGCGATAAATCGGATGTCAAGCCCGAAGAAAATAAATACAACAAACTTCGGCAGTATCATACACGCGATTCTTTCGGAACTTTACAAAGTAAAAAAGCCGGAAGTTTTTCATATTCTTGAAAATCTGCGCTTGTATCGTAAAGAGAATTCAGAAGATATTGCTATGCTTGAAGCGCAGAAGATAGAGCGCGATTTCGCGGTCGCGGAGGTTGTCTTGACGCAATATATTTCTTATTATGCAAGTGACTGGGAGGAAATGCGAGAACGAGAACCGGAAGAAGAAATAACTTTTTCTCCTTTGACAGCAAACCCCATCATCGGCAGATGCAAGATTGACGGGCGATATAGAGACAAAAACGGGAAAAAATGGTTGATAGAACATAAAACGAAAGGTCGTATTTCCGAGGAGTCTCTTGTCAAGCGGCTATCGTTTGATCCGCAGAACCTTTTTTATTTGCTTGCCGATTATCGCAAGACAAACGAGGAAGCGATTGGCGTACTTTACAATATCATAAGAAATCCGCAGATCAAGCAGAAAGAAACCGAAACTTTGCAGGAGTTCTGCAATAGGTTGACAAAAGATATAATGGAAAGGCCGGAGTTCTACTTCTTACGCTTCGAGATTCCATATACAACTGCCGATACTCGTCGCTTTTATTTTCACTTGCGCGAAATTATATTAGATATATCGGCAGTTGTCAAAGGAGAACGCGCAATTTATCGCAACTGCTACGCTTGCGATTCTCCGTATGAATGCGAGTATCTTGACGCATGCGCCTCGAACAGCTTTGCCGGTTATTATCAACGAGAAAAAATCTTTTCGGAATTGGATTGCGAGTATTGACATGATAAAAAATTTCCTTCTAAAAATAGGATGGTGTGGCTATTGTCACCGATTTCATTTTCCATGGTCAATTAAAAAAAGAAAGTTAAATACGGCGTATGTTGATGAAGAGCAGAACTGGATAGTATCATGTAAAACGGTTTACGAAGAAGCAATAGAATATTATAAAGAACGCTGGGATGACTATTATTCCGGCTTACTCTAAAAAGGAGGATTCAATGGCAATCGTCAAGAAGAAGGTCGCGCCGTCAGCAAGCGCGAAAGAAGAGGCAAGCGCGCCCGCGAGCGTATCGCGGTATCAACGCCCGCAGTTATCGCTTAACAAATACAAGCCGAGCGGAAATTTTTTCGATTATAACATTCTCATTTACGGAGAGCGCAAGGTCGGAAAAACTACGCTCGTTTCCCAGTGTCCGGGTGTATATTTCTTTTTGTTTGAACCGAACAAAAGCTATGCGCTTTACGGAAGCGAAATCTTGTCATGGGAGGATTTTAACTGCCTTGCCGATGACTTCGTAAAAGGCGGCCATCCTTTTCAAACGTCGATCATTGACGGAGGAAAAATCTGTTACAACATGGCGCTGAAACATGCCTGCAAGAAATTTGGATTTGAACATCCGGGCGGACAGAAAGACTACGGACAATCATGGGCGAAAGTAAACAACGAGTTTGAAATCCCCGTTCGTAAACTTATGTCCTGTCAACATGGTTTTCTCGTCATTGCGCATCAAAAAGAAAAAGACGTGGAAACCGCTGGAGGAGGATCATTTTCTCATATAGAACCTGATTTGTCCGGGCGCGCCGCTGAAATCTTCGGCGACGAAATATACAACATTTTTTACTATTACAAAGACAAAGAAGGAAGATGGTTGCAGATCGAAGGAGACGATTATATTCAGTGCGGCCATCGTATGAAAGGGCACTTCTTGACACCCGCGGGTGAGCGCGTTATAAGAATCCCGATGGGCGACAGCGAAGAAGAAGGATACAGAAATCTCATGCTTGCATTCGACAACAAACAGAAAGACCCTTATGTCAAGAAAGGAGGAACGAGTATAGCCGAAGACAAAAGCGAAAGTATGGAGAGAGGAAAATTGTTGAAGAAAAAAAGAGTTTAACATTTCATTCACCTTTACAAAGGAGTTTCAGATGGGTTCGTATGCGGATAAGTTGAAAGGTATGCAGGCAACGTGGAAGGATTCGGAAAATGTTTACGATTCCACGTTCGGCGGGGTCAAGGTCGATCCCGGTCAGTATGTTGCGCGTTTACAGAGCGCAAAAATCGTCGAATCAAAAACCAGCGGCAATCTGATGATCCGGCGCGAACACGTCATCCTCGAAGGTCAATTTCAAGGGATGATCGTGTATGACAATATGAACTTGTCAAACGCGATGGGTATGTCATTCGTGCGGCGCTGGATCGACCAGATGGGCTATGAGGCACCCTCGCCCGACAAACCCGAAGAGCTGGAAGACGTGATCGCGGCAATCGTCGAAGAAGCGCCGACTGTCAAGGTCGCTATCAAGCACTCCGGCGATTTCGTCAACGTCTCGATTATCGAACTTCTCCAGAGTGAAGCACCGCAGGCGAAAGAGGAAACACCGAAAGCAAAAGCGGAACCGAAAGCAAAAGCGGCACCGGCACCGACCGCCGAGGAGAAGGCGGAAGCGGAAATGGTTGCGCGTCTCAATGCGTTCTGTAAAGCGCAGGATATCGCAACAGAAGCGGACGACACAAGCGATGTTCTCAAGGAGCGCATTCGTGAATACTCTTATCCCGAATCGGAATTGACCGATGAGGAAAAGACGCTTTTCGCAGATGCCGGAATTGAGGACGCGATTGAGAAACCCGCGCCGAAGAAAGCGGAACCGGCAAGGAAACCCGTGAGCAAGAAAAAGAAGTAAATGCGGGGAATCGTCCTGGTTCTATTCAAAATATCGCGCGTGTCTTGGATAGGCACGCGCGATTATAAACGCACAAGGATATTTATAATGAGCGTCTTGAACAAAAAAAGCAATCTTTCGAGTTTCGACATCGAAACCATCGGCATGAATCCGTATATCGGCGCTCGCGTGTTCGCGTTCTGCATCGGTTGGATAATTGACAACGGTGAGAATTGCGATGTTGATGTTTACCGTCTTGACAATGAGAATGAATCGGAAAATAAAAACAATCGTCAATTACTCAAGGAGTTTTTCCTTGATTCTGAAATAGAAAAAATCTGCCACAATCTGAAATATGAATTATCTTTCCTCTCTTGCGAAGGTTACGCGATTCCGGAAAATACCGTTCTGCATGATACGATGATACAAAGTCAACTGCTTCGCAATCTTGCTTCGTCTCATGCGCTGGATGCGGTATGTTTTGACCTATGCGGATATCAAAAAGATACCGACAAATCGGTCGAAGTCGCGGCGAAAGCGGTTGGAAAAAATTATTCATTGATTGACAAGCAACTGATGGGAAACTACCAGATATGCGATGGCGAGCGCACCGCGCTTATTCATTCAACCTTGTTTCCGTCAATCAAAAAAGATCCGCGCTTATATGCCTGCTATCTCAATGAAATTGAATTGATAAAAGTCACGCAGAGAATGGAACAGCGCGGCATGATGATTGACAGGCAAAATATTACGGAAATGGAAGCATGGCTTGAAAATGAACTTTCGCAAGTGTTAAGCGATTCCTTCGCTTTACTCGGAGAATATGTCAATCTCAACAGCGATGAGCAGGTTGGCAGAATCCTTTTTCGTAAATACAATTTCAAAAGTATCGCATTGACGGAAAGCGGAGAAGATAGCACGGACAAAGATGTAATCTCGAAAATGAAATTGCTATATGACAATCATCCGATTTTTGATCTAATATTAAAACAGCGGTCATACAGTAACGCTTTGTCAACCTTGCGCTCGTATCTGAAATTCGCTGGAGAGACGGACATAATACACGCGAATATAAATACGAATCGCGCAAGAACCGGGCGGCAGTCGTGTTCAAAACCGAACTTACAGAATACAAGAAAAGAAGCGGCATTGAAAAATTTGTTTCCAGTTCCCTTACGCCGCGCTTTTCGCGCTCCGCCGAAGCATGTTGTTTTTCTTGTTGACCAGAGCGGAATAGAAATGCGCTTGATAATTGACGCGACAGGCGAAAAAGAATTGCTTGACATGCTGATAAAAGACGTTGATGCGGATGTTCATCATCCGACCGTCGAATGTTTTTTAGGCGTTGACGAGGCGCGTTTACTTATGGAAAATAACAAAGAAGAATACAAAATACAGCGCAACGCTTTCAAAAATGTCGGATTCGGAATCGCATACGGCGCGAGTGACGGCAAGGTCGCGTTTACTCTTGCGAAATCGCTCAAAGATATACGCGAAGGGTGCGCAAGATACCGAAGACGCTTCCAGCGTATTGATAAATTTACGCCGAATATGATTGAGCAAGTGCGGAAAAAAGGATATGTCGAAACTTCTTTCGGGCGCCGTCTTTACATTCCGCAGAACAAGGCGTATATCGGAAGCAACTATCTGATACAAGGCACCGCCGCAGAGATACTAAAGCGCGGCGAAGTCGCGGTTGACAAGTTTCTTCGTAAAGAAACCGGCGACAAGATGCGGATGGTTATGACGATACACGATGAACTCATTTTTTCAATGTCAAGAGAACTTTTACCGCACCGCGATAGTTTACTTGCGGAAATAAGTCGTAGAATGGTGATAATGCCTGAAATAAAAGTTCCGCTTCGCGTCGAATGGAAATGCACTACGACTTCGTGGGCGGATGCAAGAAAAATAAAAGTTAAATATTAAGGAGTTTTATGAAAACGAAACCGATTTTATTTAAAATAAACACTAAAGGTTGTTTTGTTTGTGTAAATCATTGCAGAACTAATGGGTATCCTCGAAAACTACATAATGGTAAGAAATTCATAATGTCAAGAATGATCTGGGAGGAATCTTTCGGAGAAATACCAAACGGGCTGTATGTGCTTCACAGATGCGATAATAGAGCTTGTATAAATCCAGAACATTTATTTTTGGGAACGCAAGCAGATAATAATCGTGATATGATAAATAAAGGCAGAGAAAAACATCCAAGAAATGAGTTTTGTGGAAATGCAAAATTGACAAAAACAGATAAGTCAGCTATTCGACACGATCATATACTCTTTCGGCGTTCGTTGGCAAGAAAATATAATGTCAATATCATTACTATTGATCGTATACTAAAGAAAATGGTTTACTAATGAAAATACATAAGCATAAGGTGAAAAACCCGTCATATAAGGCACGCTTGAAAAAGAAAGCGAAGATGACAACGCTGGGTATAAATTCTTTCATGCCATTTGGAAAATACAAAGGAGAACTTCTGCAAAGCGTGATAAGTAAAGATCCCGATTATGTAAACTGGATGGTTTATTCTCGCATGATTGAATTGGATATTTTTGCCTCGTCACATTTACGAGTGGAAGTATTACGAAAGCGAAAAGAAGAACAAGAGCGGAAACGGCAAGAAGAGCAGGAAGAGCAGAGGTATTACAACACGCGAGATTTTAACGACTTTTTCCGATATTTTCATACGTCAAGAGAACATAACAGAAGAGAAACCGCTTCACAGATAAGCACGGAGAAATTACATCCGGCGTATAAATACGATTCACTTCCAGAGCGCGAGCGATACGGAAAAATACTTCGCTTGACCGGCAAGGTTACGAAAGAGGATGTAAAAAGTCAATATAGAAAACTTGCATTGACTTTCCATCCTGATAAAAATGTCGCGCTTGACGAAGTGATGCAAGAGACAGCGCGAATAATGTTTTTACAAGTGCAAAAAGCGTATGAATATTTCCAAAGGAGTTACGTGTTATGAAAAAAATATTTATGAATGTTCCTAAAATTATTCTTAATATTATTTTAGGCATTATAGTAATCATATTGTCTCCTTTTTTGGTTCTTGCAATACTTTTTTGGAGCGTTGGATTTTTAAGTCTTGAATCATATATCACTTTAATTGAAGAATTGAAAAAAGTAGAAAAATGAGAATACACAAACGAGGAATAGTATCGCCGTATTTTGAGGATGTAAAGAACGGCAGAAAGAGGTTCGAAGTTCGTCGCGAGACGCAGGCGCGCGAGTTCTGGGTCGGTGATACGCTGGAGTTGATACACGAGACAACGGGCGAAAAGATAAAATGTAAAATAACATATTACTACGATGGAAGTGGAAGAATTGGTTTACAAGAGGGATTCGTCATATTAGGCGTGGAGGTTATTAATGGTAAAGAAGAAAGCAATAGTATCACAAACGAAAAATGTGTCATTGACGATCAAGGAAAAGTTGCGCTCAACGGCAACAAGAATGTCGTGGATAGTGAGCAACCAATTATATCAAGAGAGCAGAGAGCGGGATGCCAGTTTTGTCAAAGCTGATGAGGAGACGAAGGACTTTCTTGACAGATTAGATCGTCGCTGGGATAGAACTTATGAAAAAATCGGTTTATAGCATCAATGGATATACAAACGAGAATTTAATAAGGAGGATTCGCAATGAGAAAGCCGAAACGAAAAGAGATCGTGCTGTCAATTCTGCGCCTGATGGAGACAACAAAGCCGCCGAAAAAAATCTATGGTTATTTTACAAGGCGGCAATTAATCGAATTACATACATACTTACTTCTAAAAAGAGAAGATAGCAAGGAAATCTATACAAACGCAAAAACAATTTATAAGCGTATCAATCTATTAAGTAATCGTCTTACGCCGGAAGTAAAGACGCTTCTTGACAATATCATACGTCTTTCCGCTGTTTACGAAGGGAGATTGACGCATGAAAACAATAGATGAATTGAGGAATCATACAAGCGTTAAGGCATACATACAGCACGGTTTCTCTCCAGAGGGCGAAAGCGGAAATCAGATATACGGTTTTTGCCCGTTCTGCCTGCGCGACAAGTCTCCGACTTTTTATGTCAATACGGAAAATAAAGCGTGGGATTGTAAAGCGTGCGGAAAAAACGGCGGCTTCTTGACATTCTTGGAAACGATGTGGCAACACTGCGAAACGGCGTTTAAGGGTAATACGGCAATTTACTTATGTAAAAATCGTGGTTTGCCTTTAGAAACATTGCGGCACTTTCACGTGGGATACAACGTAATCACACAAGCATATACCTTGCCGATATTCGAACTTGACGGAAAGAAAATACACGATCTCCGCTTTTATAAAGACAGGAAATTTAATTCCACTTTCTCTTGTCGTGTCGGCCTGTTCAACGGTGTAGATACTTTACGAGCGGAAAAAATTTATATCTGCGAAGGTGAATGGGACGGAATGGCAATGTGGGAAATCTTATCATTGATAAATAAAAATCTTGATGGCGTGATTGCCGTACCGGGCGCAGGAACCTTTAAGCCCGACTGGATTGATTTATTGCATGACAAGCAGATCATCTGCTTATACGATAACGACGAGGCGGGGCGCGCTGGAGCGAAGAAAGCGTTTAATCTTCTACGACCTATCTCAAAAAGTTTACATTTTCTACATTGGACGGAAGACAAAAAAGAAGGATATGATGTTCGAGATTTATACAATGAGAATAAATATCGTGCGTCAATGCAATATATTTCAGATAACCTTGGCGACATTCCGCCCGGAATGACAGCGGAGGAAATTTTAGAGCAAGCGGCGGGTAGTCGTGAAACATATACCGGCGAAGGTATTTCATGCGACGAAGTTTACGAAGGATATAGGCGATACTTACATATTCCCGATACATCGGTGATTGACATAATATATGGCGCGATTATAGCAAATAGAATGGAAGGAGATCCGATCTGGTTGTTTCTTGTCGCGCCGCCGGGAATGACAAAAACGGAATTTCTGCAATCAGTCAGCGGGGCAAAAAATATCAAGTGTATTTCCAAGATGACACCGAAAACTTTAGTATCGGGGCTTAACTATGGAGGACACGATCCGTCTTTACTTCCGCAACTGAATGGAAAAACCTTGATAATAAAGGATTTTACCGCGATATTCGGAATGAATGTTCAAGCACGCGATGAAATATTTTCGACATTGCGCGATGCTTATGATGGCAATTTTATAGGCGCATATGGCCATGGAGAAAGAAATTACGCATCGCGCTTCGGCATTATCGCGGGTGTCACTCCAGCGATTGAGGTTTATCTTGACGGAGAAAGCGCGCTGGGAGAAAGATTCTTACGCTTTACAATGAAGATACCACGAAGTCTTGCCGATCATCTTGAATATTTAGAGCGCGCAACAAGCAATACCGCGAAAGAAGATGGTATGCGTGCGGAACTGAAAAAACTTGGAACGCGATGTCTTGACTTTCAATTTTCGGATGCTTCGGCGATGATAATACCATCGGGCATACATAATAAAATACTACATTTAGCAATTTTTACTTCTCGCTTGAGAGCAACGATTATGCGAGATAAATTTACAAAAGAGGTAACGCATAAGCCATTTATGGAAATGGCAACGCGATTGTCAAAGCAGTTTATCAAGTTGATAATGGGAATTTGTATGTTTCGGCGCAAGCTGGAAGCGACAAATGAGGAATATCGGTTGATCGCATTGCTGGCGCGGGGAACTATTCCGTCAAGAGTGGAAGATGTGGTGCGCGTGCTTTACAAGAAAAAAGAAGAGACGTTTACACAATCGGAAATAGCTGATCTGGTCGGACTGCCTGCGGCGACTTGTTCGCGCTTGTCGGAAAATCTTGTCATGCTTCGCGTATTCGAGGCGAATCGTCTTGCCTCTTTCAAGGTCGAATATAAATTTACGTCGGAATTTCTTGACATAATACAGAAGGCGAGGGTTTACGAATGATTTTACTAATTTATAAGAATGGCTCCACCTATTCGTTCGCATTGAAAAACGCGGAACGCGAGATGGATTTTTGTATTGATGTGTCGCAAGCACATTCCGGCGGTGCAATCAAAAAATTTCAAGGTGACAAACACATACGGCATAACTCGTATTATTTCTTCCGCGGAAGTAAAGTCATGCCGATATTTTTCTAAATGTCAATACACTAACTCTTTTGAGGAGAAAACGATATGATTAACAAACGGAAACGAGTTGATGAAAGCGCCGCTGTCAAGTTCAAGTATATACCGGAAGGACTTGTCAAGTTTTGCGTGCCGATTGACAGCGTGAAACTGTATGAGAAAAATCCGAGGCGCAACGACAAAGCGGTCGCGGAACTCGCCGAGTTGATAAAGGCGAATATGTTCCGTAAACCGATTGTCGTTGATCAGAACGGAATAATACGCGCGGGCAATACGGCGTATAAAGCCGCGTGCAAGCTGGGAATGAGAATGATTCCGGTCGCGCAATCGGATTTCACAAACGAGGAACTCGCCGTCAAGTATGTAATATCCGACAACAAGGCAGGCGAGTGGTCGGATTGGGATCCTGAAATATTGAAACATATTTTCCTTCACGACCTTCACGGAGAAGGATCGGCGCGACTTGCCGGAACCGGCTTTACAGAGAACGATGAAACAAAACTTTTCAAGGTTGACGAACTCGAAAAGAAGCGCGAAGAGATGTCAGAACTTGGAAGAAGGAGAGGCGCATCGGCGCTGTTTACGGTTGAGAAAGCGGACATCCGAACGTGGGACGCTGGCGGGAAAAAGTTCGATGCGATAATAACGGATCCTCCGTATCCTGAAAAATATCTTGACTTATGGGAAGTCATGGCAAAGCGCGCGAAAGAGTGGTTGAAACCGGATGGCGTTCTTGTTGCCATGAGCGGGCAATCTTACCTTGACAGAATATATACGATCATGGGAAAGGACTTGATCTACTATTGGACTTCCGCGTTTTTCTACTCTGGACATAATTTACATCCGAACAGGCGCGTATCAATAGGATGGAAGCCGATACTGATTTACACAACGAAAGAGGCAAAAGCATACGCCGGAAAATGTTTTCAGGATAGTTTTATATCGGATGCAAAGACAGGCGAAAAGTCTTTGCATGAATGGCAACAGAATATAAATTCCTTCCAATGGCTTGTCAAGTTGTTTACAAATCCGGGAATGTCAATACTCGATCCGTTTCTTGGAAGCGGGACAACCGGGATGGCGGCGCTGGAGAACGGTTGTTATTTTACAGGCATTGACATTGACGAAAGAAACGTCAACATCTCCAGAGAACGCTTATCGGCGTTCGAGTTTACACGCAAGGAAGCGCAAACGCAAAGCGGCGTGCGCAAGATAAATAAAAACCGCGCGGATGGCTTGCCGTTCTAAAAAAGGGGAGATTATGAAACTGATTTACATAGCGGGGCCGTACTCTGCTTCGACTGAAAAAGAGAGAGAAGAGAATGTTCATGTAGCGATGGCTTATGGTTCTCTAATAAAAGATACGGGACGTGCGACGGTAATTCCGCATTTGTCGCATTATGTTGACAAAGTGTTTCCAAAGCTATATGAAGATTGGATAAAAATAGACCTCGAAATACTTTCGAGATGCGACGAACTTTTCCGAATACCTGGCGCTTCAAAAGGCGCGGATATCGAGGTTGCTTTTGCAAAGAAACATGGAATAAAAATATATTATTCCTTGTCGGAAATATTAAACTTAACTTAACTTAACAAAGGAGCAAAGATGGCGCAAGTTCCAGTTGACAAGAAGGTACAGGCGGTCGCTTTACAGATTGCCGGCATGTTACGTGATACATGCGGGGATGATCTGATTACAGCGGTTAAAGCGGTCGCGCTTGCAGATCAGATGTTTCAAATGGCTTTTGCGCGAACGGTTAACAATTTTTCCGGACTTGCCAAAAGAATTAATAAGAAAGGAGAAAAGCAATTATGACAATTTCGGCGCTATCTTGGCTATTCCTTATTACGTCAATCATTTTCTTTTTAGTGTTGTTTGCTATGATGATAATGATTCGTTATATATGGAATAGATTAGACGCGCTGGAGAACGCTGTCAAGTGGCTTTACGATTACGAAATCAAAAACCGAACGTACTCAAATTTACAATCAACCTTAACTTTATTTAGGAGGAATCATGTCAACAGGAACAAAGGCGGAAGAGAAGGTCGGGATGGTTATTAATTTTTTTGTATGCAACATTGACGCTCGTTGNGCGTCATGCGANTCACGACACATTGATCAGTACGGAAATCAACCGCTTGCCTTATGNGAATCGCCGACAAAAACGCAAGCGGTCGGCAAAAACATGATGCGCGTTTTCAAGCGAGAATGTTCTTATCGTTCGGTGCTGGGCGTCAACATTCCGAATATGTTGAACGCGACAAACGAGAAAGACGCGATGGTTGAACCGCTGGAAACTATTCCTCCAGAGATTGACGGCGGTGCCGCATGATGCCGAACGACAAGCTGAATATAACACGCGGGCAATTGTCGGCAATAATTGACAAAGAGTATAACGAAACTCTTATAGATTGCGAGGAAGTGAGGTTGACGGATACAGACGATAAAAAGGAATGGTTGGCGGATTATCTGGCGGAGACATTCGTGGAAATCTTAACAACCGTGGAAAATCAATCGCGTGTCAATGATTGCAAATAGAGGAGAAAATAAATCTTGATAATTATTTGTGATTGCATTATTTTTGTACTGAAATAGCACTATTCTACATACCTGTTATATCTCTTTTTGCATTATTGTCTTTACGTAGACCTAAAAAGAAAAAAAGAAAAGAATAAATAAGAGTGAAAAAGAGAAAAAGAGATATGTCAGGTATGTAGAATAGTGCAAAAATAATGCAACGCAAAAATAAGACAAAAAAGAAAGGAAAACGACATGATTAAGTATTTTTTACATCTGGATTCCTCNGCGCAATCGGTNGTTGTCGGATTGAAATATAGCTTTGAATCTCGTAAGTTTACTATCGGAGGATACACTAAATACGAGGAACATATGCTTGGCTTGATTGACACCTTTTTTAGTATTGACGAAAGCGAATATGAGAACAGGTTACAAAGGAAACTTATTCAAAAAAATAAGGTGCAACTTATAATCTCGCATGTCAAGCCCCGCGAGGCGCTTATGGTTTTTTCGGAAATGAGAAAGTCGAATCTATCTTTACAACATACATCCAACTTCCTTAAAATTATGAGGTGAGGGAGGGAGGGAGTATGAGATTACGGTTGATAGTGATAGTGATAGTGATTGCTCTGCTTGCGTTTTCGGTGTTGATGTTGCTGCTTCAAAAAGCGGAAGAATATGGATTTATCCGCGGGGTACAAACGATGACGCACTTGACACATTATAATTTGAAAGGAGATCGAAGATGATCTATTCGAAGGCGAATTTATTAAGCGTTGACATTGTGAAACCGGACAAGTCAATACCTGCACTTGACAATTTACATTTTCGGGCGGACGGTACGACGATCGCGGCAAGCGGTATGTGCGTACTTGCGGTATCACCCGTTCCAGAGAAGACGGCGGAGACCGTACCGCTTGCAAACAGCGCAATAATGACCGATGCGGAAACGGTTTCTTCGGAGACGGTGCGCGAAGTTTTGAAAGGTATGCCGCATGATACGTTATTTGCGGGAACGCTGGAACATTGCGATTATTCGAGCGGGCGGTTTACATTGACGGACGGTAAGAGAGCGCGGACTATTTCAGCGCGAACGTATCCGCGTGAATATATAAACTATAAGCGGATATTTGAAAGAGTTGGATTATCTGTTGTACGGCACAAGGTCGCGGTCAATCTGCGAAGGTTGACGGATGTTCTTGCGACGATTGATAAGATGTTCCCGGATTCGTCGAAGAACATGCCGGTTTATCTTTCATTTACTTCGGAGGACGATGTAGTGATACAATGCGTGGACGTTCGCGGGCGACAAGAGTGTATCGGAGTGCTTCGGTC